TCAAGAAGCAGATGGTCTGTCTTAGTTTGCCACCGAAGATTCGGCAAAACAGTTTGCATGATCAACCATTTGATTAGATCAGCTCTAACTTCTAAAAACAAGAACCCAAGATATGCCTACATTTCGCCAACATTCAAACAATCAAAAGCTATCGCATGGGATTACATGAAACAGTTTACAGCCAAAATACCTTTCACAAAGTTCAACGAAACAGAACTGAGAGTTGATTTACCAAATGGCTCTCGTATTACCTTGCTAGGCTCAGAGAACTCTGACAGCTTGAGAGGTATATATCTTGATGGCTGCGTGATTGATGAGTATGCAAATGTTAATGATAAGTTATTTCCTGAGATTATCAGACCAGCACTATCTGATAGAAAGGGGTACTGTGTTTTTATTGGTACACCACAAGGTATGAATAATAATTTTTATGAATTATATCAACATGCACAAGGAGCTGATGATTGGTTTCATTACAAAGCTAAAGCTAGTCAAACAAAGATTGTAGATGAAGAGGAGTTGACCAAAGCGAAAGAAGTAATGGGTGATAAGAAGTTCTTGCAAGAGTTTGAGTGTGATTGGATTGCAAACATTGAAGGAGCTATCTATGGTGATGAGATCGCAAAACTTGAAAACAAAAGACAGATTACAAGAGTTCCATACGATCCGAGCCTACCTGTGTCGACCAGTTGGGATTTGGGTGTTTCAGATCATAGCTCGATAATATTCTATCAACAACTTGGTAGAGCAATAAATATAATTGACTACCATGAAGAGAGAGGCAAAGGATTACCGCACTATATTCAGATGATCAAAGAGAAAGAATATGTTTACAAGGATCATTTTGCTCCGCATGATATTGAAGTTACTGATTTTAGCAATGGTAAAACCCGGAGAGAGGTCGCCTATCAGCTAGGAATTAGGTTCAGAGTTGTTCCTAAAATACCTTTAGAAGATGGTATACACGCAACTACCATGACGCTGCCTAGATGTTGGATTGATGTTGACCATTGCAAAAACCTGATAGATGCGTTAAGACATTACCACAGGAAGTATATTGATAAAAACAGAATGTTTAGATCAAAGCCTGTGCATGATTGGAGTTCACATGCTTGTGATGCCATGAGGTATCTAGCAGTTGGACTACAAGAATTAAATACTAGACAAGTTGCACCGCAAAGTGTAGCAGATAATAGTTATAGGATTTTATAATATGGGATTTTTAAGACCGAAAACACCAGCGTTGCCACCACCGCCACCGCCACCAGAGCCGCCAAGTTCAGAGTTATCCGCAGAGGAAAAAGAGAGAATTAAAAAAGAACAAGATAAAATTAGAAGAATGAGAAAAGGAAGAAGATCAACAATACTAACAGGTCCACTTGGAGTTCAAGAAACTGAAGAGGATGCGTTAGAAACATTACTAGGGAAATAATTATGGGAGCAAGTTCAGCAGGAGGCAATAATAATTCAGGAGGTTCTTCAGCTTATTCAAGACCAAAAAGAAAACCTACAACCGCATTAGCAACTTATTCTGCGGGTGAATTTTCAGGCACAGGTAAAGCAACAAGAACAAAATCACAAAGAGATTTATTGAGACTTAGAAATTTAAAAGCTCCAACAGTACCTACTGGTGTTCCGGGTTCTACTTTTTTAAATGCTACACAAAAACTTAGACAAAAAACTTTAGAAATAAATATAGATTATTTTGAAGGCTTGAAGAAAAGAGGAGCTGCAAAAAATTATGAACTAAGTGATAAAGGTTATAAACAGTATATGGCTGACAGACAAGCAGGAAAAATAACTGCATCAGGAAATTTAAAAGCAGGATTTATGAGAGATGGTGATAAAATAATATCGACAGGTAATGATGGACCACCAAGAGTAGAGGTAAGAAATATTGGCGGAAGAGATGTTCAAGTTGAAGCTCCTACAGAAGCTGAAGTTTCACAATCTTCATCTACAGACACAACTTACGATGCAAGAAAAACAAAAAAGAAAGGTAGAAGAATGACCATCCTTTCAAAAAATTTAGGAAACTTTACACTTAGTAAACCAACATTGCTAGGAGTCTAATGGCAAAAACAGATTTAACTAAAAGCATCATGTCTCGTTTTGATCGACTCAAGACAGGTCGACAAAATTGGGAAACGCATTGGCAAGAGGTTGCTGATTTTATGATGCCAAGAAAAGCTGATGTCACAAAAACAAGATCAAGAGGTGACAAGCGAACAGAAAGAATTTTTGATTCCTCTCCACTACAAGCGGTAGAATTGTTAGCTGCATCTTTACATGGAATGTTGACTAACCCTTCTACTACTTGGTTTACACTAAAATATAAGGATGCAGGTTTAGATGCAGATGATGAAGCAAAACTTTGGTTAGAAAGTGTAACTGAAACTATGTATACAGCTTTCAATAGATCAAACTTTCAACAAGAAATATTTGAACTATATCACGATCTAATTACATTCGGTACAGCAGCAATGTTTATAGAAGAAGATACAGAAGATTTATTAAAATTTTCTACAAGACACATAAACGAAATATATATTACAGAAAATGACAAAGGTAGAATAGATACAGTTTACAGAAAATTTAAAATAACAGTAAGAGCTGCGGCTCAACAGTTTGGTAATTCTATATCAGAAGAAGTAAATAATTTAGTAAACAAAGACCCATACGAAGAGATAGATATACTTCATGCTGTATATCCAAGAAATGATTTTGATCCTACAAAAAAAGATTCAAGCAACATGCCTTTTGAATCTGTTTACATGGAATACAAAAATGGAAACGAACTATCAGTATCTGGCTTTCAAGAGTTTCCTTTTGTTGTACCAAGATACTTAAAAGCATCACATGAAATATATGGCAGATCACCTGCAATGACAGCACTACCAGATGTTAAGATGTTAAATGAAATGTCAAAGACAACTATTAAAGCTGCACAAAAACAAGTAGACCCACCATTACTTGTGCCTGATGATGGTTTTTTATTACCAGTTAGAACTGTACCGGGTGGACTAAATTTTTACAGATCAGGAACTAGAGATAGAATAGAACCACTAAATATTGGTGCAAACAATCCACTTGGTTTGAACATGGAACAACAAAGAAGAGAAAGTATTAGAGAAGTGTTTTATGTAAATCAGTTGATGTTGCAACAAGGACCACAAATGACAGCAACAGAAGTTATACAAAGAAACGAAGAGAAGATGAGATTACTAGGACCAGTATTAGGTAGATTACAATCAGAGTTACTCAAACCTTTGATCGACAGAACTTTTGCAATACTTCTTAGAAACAATCAGTTTGCACAAGCTCCTGAATTTTTATCAGGTCAAGACATTGAGATTGAATATGTATCACCACTTGCAAAAGCACAAAAATCTACAGAGCTTTCATCTATTACAAGAGCAATAGAAATATTAGGATCACTTGCTAATGTTGCTCCTGTATTTGATTACATAAACTTTGATGCGTTGGTCAAGCATGTTGCAGACTTAGTTGGTGTACCGCAGAAAGTATTGAAACTACAATCACAAGTAAATGCTGAAAGAGAAGCACAAGCACAACAAGCACAACAAATGGAACAAATGCAACAACTACAACAAGTCGCAAAAGCGGGAGGAGACATAGCTCCATTGGCAAAGGCTTTACCTGAAGAGGCACAAGCTGTAGCTAATGCAGAATAATATGGAAGCAAAAGAACTAGAAAGATATTTAAAACAACTACAAAACGATTTCAAAACAGTATTCAATTCAGACGAAGGCAAAAGAGTCTTGGCTGATCTTGAAAAAAGATGTCACTTTCTAACTACAACTAACATAAAAGGTGATAGCCATGAGAGTGCATATATGGAAGGACAACGCAGCGTTCTTCTATTTATAAAACAAATGCTGCAAACAAAGGATAAATAAAATGTCAAACGAACAGATAACACAGGAAACTGTGCCTGTAGAGCAGACAACTACAGAGGCACAACCACAAGCAACACAAGCAACTGTTGCAAAAACAGACACCCCTGCACCACAACCAACACAATCAACTTGGAAAGAATCTATAAGTGAAGTCTATAGAAACGACCCAAACATTGAAAAGTTTACAGAGATTGATGCACTTGCAAAGTCATACATCAATGCAACTAGAATGATTGGACAAGATAAAATGATTGTGCCTAATAAAAATTTTACAGAAGATCAATGGGAAGAAGCCTATATTAAAATGGGTAGACCAGAATCTTTTGATAAATATACATTGGATACAAAATCTGATGTTGTTCCTCTTGACGAACAAGCCATCAAAAACTTTCAAGAACAATCTTTTAAACTAGGTTTGAATAATGAACAAGCAAATGGCATATTAGATTTTTACAAAAATAATATGGAAGCTGCTGACAAACAGGCAAAAGTAGATGCAGAAACTACTCAAGTTCAAGCTCAACAACTTTTGAGACAAGAATGGGGTAGAGAGTATGATACAAATATTAACAAAGCAAAGTCACTAGCTAATGCAAATCTAGCACCAGAAGTTTTAGAGCTACAACTATCTGATGGTTCAAGACTAGGTGATAATGTAGATGTTATAAAAGGTTTTGCAAAGATAGCTAACATGCTTTCTGAAGATAAAATATTATCTACAGAGTCTGAAAACATGGATAAATCTGAAGATATACAAACAGAAATAGATCAGATTATGAATGATAAGAATGGTCCATA